ACATATGTTGACACAGCAATATCAGGATTGCAAAGTGCAAGCACTCAGGTTTATATCCCTTTAAGTTTAATGGGGCAAGTAGATGGTGTTGCAGAACTTGATTCAAATGCTTTAATTCCAGATGCTCAAATTCCACCAGAAGTTACAAGAAATACAGTTGCTCAAACTTTAACAAACAAAACAATTGGCCTTGGAACAGGCATTACATCAATTTATGGAGTAGATAATATAGAAGGCTTGGCGGGACAAAACAATATACCAATTTATCAAGCAGGTCTAGATAGAGGCGGAAGAATAAATATTAGCTCACTCGGTGTAATATCAATAGCAAACTCTGGAATTGGATATGTGTCTGGTTTAGTAACAAATGCAGGCGGAACAAGATTCAATATAACAGTAGGAGGAAACACACTCAGCGGGACCTTGGCTGAATTCAATGCCGCATTAACAGATGGAGATTTTGCAACAGAATCTTATGTAGCAACAGCAGTTTCAAACATATTAGACGCCGCCCCAGAAACACTAAACACATTAAATGAACTAGCAGCTGCAATAAATGACGATGCTTCATTTGCTTCAACAATTACTACAGCATTAGGAACTAAAGAGCCAGCTCTTCCTTCGCAAACTGGAAATTCTGGTAAATTTTTAACTACAGATGGATCTTCTAAGTCTTGGGCTACAGTTGCACAATATACTTTGCCAACTCAAACACTGAATAGCGGTAAATTTTTAACTACAGATGGTACAGTAGAATCTTGGGCTACAGTAGACGCCTTACCTACTCAAACAGGCAATGAAGGTAAATATTTAAAAACTAATGGAACTTCTGCGTCATGGTCAGCTTTAGATGTAGAAGGACCAAATCTAATGAATATCATGGAAGCATGGTAAAAAGATATAATATTAAAAAATATTATCTCTAACTAATAGGAGAAAAAATATGGCAACAATATCAAAGTTACTAGCAAGAACAACATTAAATACTACAAATACAACTGTTTTATATACAGTGCCTTCTGCAACAACAACAGTTCTTACAAACATTATTATAAGTAATATTTCTGGCGCTGCAGCATCATTTAATTTAACACTTCCAGATGCATCTGGCACACAGGTAGCATTTGCCACATCGGTATCTGTTCCCGCAAATAGCATTGCATCATTTGACCTCAAGCAAGTTCTTGGTGGCTCTGGCACACAAACAGTAATAGGATGGGCATCCGCTAACTCAGCGTTAACCGCACATTTAAGCGGAGTCGAAATATCTTAATATGGCATATAGCACATTTCCAGCAACAGCTTCAATTATTAAATCCGTTCAAAGAGGCTCATCTGCCTCTGCTGGAAACGTAACTATATCGCAAATCGATATATCTAAATCATTTATAAATTCATTTTCAACTGGATCAGCAGGTTCAATTGCAACTAACAGCAACACATCTGGCACATATACTCCGCAAGGTGGTAACTTTGGTCAATACTCTCAATCTTTTAATCCAGGAGGAGGAAGCTGGCCAAATTTAGTTGGCACCAGAGGATTTAGCGGTGGCTCAACTTCTTTAGTCTCTTCTGCTTACGGAGCATTTCTATTAAACTCCACCACAATAACTTTAACTGGAGCCTGTCGGTGGGAAGTTGTGGAGTATGCATAATGGGATCTAGAATATATCCATCAGTTTCTTCACCAATCAAATCCATTCAAAGAGGAACCGCTGCATCTGCAGGAAATATTACTATTTCATCAGTTGATATAAATAAAGCATTTGCTACATCTTTTTCAAACGGTGCAGCAGGAACAGTTGCTGGGTCAGCTAATACAAGTGGAACATATACTCCAAGTGGAGGAGCAGTAGGAGCACCAGGCGGAAATTTAAATCAGTCTGGATCTTTTCCAACTTATTCTGGAACACGAAGTCTTTCTGGAGGCACAACATCTTTAGCAGTTGCTAAATATGGTGCGTATCTAGTAAACTCAACAACAATAACTGTAACAGGGGCTTGTATTTGGCAAGTTGTGGAGTATTTATAATGGCAACATCTTTATTTCCAGAAACTATTTCCGTAATTAAATCTATTCAAAGAGGTTCGTCCGCTAGTGCAGGTAATATAACAATTACATCTATAGATATTAATAAATCTTTTATTAAATCATTTTCAACCTCATCCGCTGGGTCCGCTCAGATTACAGGAAATGAGTCTGGCACTTTAAGCCCGTCTGGAGGAAGCGTTGTTGGTCCAGGTGGTGGTGGTGGAGCAGTTGCTGGAGGAGGAACATTTGCAAACTATTCTGGAACAAGATCATTTAGTGGAGGAAGTACATCTGTTACAACTCAAGAGTACGGTGCATATATAGTTAACTCTACAACAATATCGGTTACTGGAGCCTGTCGGTGGGAAGTAGTTGAGTATTCATAATGACAATTAAATCTTACCCAACAGTTTCTTCAGCAATTAAATCTATCCAGCGTGGCACAACAGCTTCATCAGGAGCAATAACAATTTCATCTGTAAACACTTTAAAGTCTTTTGTTACATCATTTTCAACAGGATCAGCTGGAACCGTAGCAACAAATAGTTCAGAAAGTGGTACATTAACGCCTTCAGGGGGCTCTGTAGCTACAGCAGCTAATGGAGCAATGGGCGGGGGTTCTTTTCCAAATTTTATAGGAACACGAAGTCTCTCTGGTGGATCTACCTCTTTAACATCAGCAGAGTATGGAGTAAGTTTGACAAATTCAACAACATTGACAGCAACAGGTGCTTGTCGATGGCAAGTAGTAGAATATTACTAAAAGGAGAAAAAAAATGACTAATTGGATACAACTAAAAGACGGGGTAGCTTTTGCATATGTAAATTCATCAAATTTTGTTGCAAATTCTATTCCAGTAGAAGACTCTGTTGACCCAGAAACATTAATGGCAAAAAAATATGTTGACGGTCAATGGGAAGAAGCGCCCCTTGTATATTTTGTAGAAGAAATGCTGGGAAATAAAGTCCTTAGAATAAATTCAACAGTATTTTCATCAGACGTTACGGGAGATATTATTAGTTCAGAAGTAAAGCCAATGTGGACAAAGAATGAAAGCGGTGAATATGAACCACCAGCTAGCATATCAGAAGCTACTATTTACGACGAACACCTATTTCAACAATAACCTTTTAATAGACAAGACTAGGGTATAATCTATATATACCTTACACTAGGAGACATCATGGCAATTAGATTACAAGTAAGAAGAGACACCTCTACTAACTGGTCAACCAATAATCCAATATTACAAGTTGGAGAATTTGGCTTTGATATAACAGTAAATAGGTTTAAGGTTGGAATTGCTTCAAATGAAACCTCTAGATGGAATGTGCTGCCTTATTTAAATGTTATCCCAAGTGAACTAAAAGAGCTTGCTCAAGATTTTGTAGAAGAAGCAATTACTGCAGGAACAGGAATTACAAAAAGCTATAATGATTCTGCAAATACATTAACAATAGCTGTTGACAATACTATTGCTAACAAGACATACGTAGATACCGCCGTATCTGGACTAAGCAGTACATCTGCAACAACTTATATTCCATTAAGTTTATTGGGACAGGTTGATGGAGTGGCAGAACTAGACTCAGATGGTTTTGTTCCAGAGTCACAAATACCTGCTTCAATTGCAAGAGATACAGAAATCTCATCAGCTATAAGCGCCGAAGTAACAAATAGAAATACCGCAATTAGCACAGCAATATCAAATCTTGTTGATACAGCACCTGACGCTTTAAACACATTAAACGAATTAGCAGCAGCAATAAATGACGATGCCTCATATGCCGCAACAGTAACAACAGCTTTAGGCACAAAAATAACTGCCTCAAGCACAGATACTCTTTCTAATAAAACCATAGATTTAACTTCAAACACTCTAACTGGCACTAAAGCACAATTTAATGCTGCCATAACAGATGCAGATTTTGTAACTCTATCGGGTACAGAAGAGCTTACTAACAAAACATTAAACTCTCCAATTATTAATCAGCCTTCAGGATTAGTTAAAGGCGATGTTGGATTAGCAAATGTTGACAATACTTCAGATAATACAAAAGCTTTAATTTCTTATATAGCAGAGCCTCAGCTAACAAGAACAATTAACTCCTCAACAGACAAAAATAAGCTAATAGAATGTAGCGTAGCTACAACAATTACAATTCCAAATGACACACAAGATGCTGGCTGGCCAGTTGGATCAATGGTTGAAGTAAGACAAGTAGGAACAGGCCAAGTTACAATTACAAAAGATGCGGCAGTAACCATGAATGGAACAGACGCTCAGTTTAAATCAAGAGTTCAATGGAGTACTATTATGCTTGAAAAGAGGTCAGCTAATTCCTGGCTAGTTACAGGAGATACAACTGCATAATGCCAAGAGGACCCAGAAGAAGACATAGTGCATCCGTCTCAAGACTAAAAGCCTTGCTTTCACTCGTAGAAGATTTTAGCAGACTGACTCTTGTAAATGCAGGAACAACATCTGCAAAATGGAAACAGGTTATTTCTGGCTGGACTATTGCTGCAGGAAAAGGAACTTCAGTTGCAATTGGTTCATTAATTTCAACAACATTTTCATCTACAAATGCAGTTATTAAAGCAAAAAATCCAGCATCTGGGGTAGGTCCAGCTTTTTGGGTTACAGACTCTGGAAATTATTGGGCAGTAGTAAAAAATACAACAAATATTTGTCAAACATGCTCTGCCTGCGGTGTATATAATAGTTGTTCTTATTGTAGTTCATATGCATATGGGTCAGACTCAAGCTGTGGGTGCGCTTCTTATACACAAACACAATGCTGTAATACATACGGATATGTTACTGTGTGCTCATCATATTCAACAACAACATGTTGCACAGCTTATTCAAGTTATGAGTGCTGCGTAGCAAATGTTCCATTTTACTATACATGCTGTACTGGGTATACGACAAGCAGTTGTTGTACTGAGTATTATACTTACTATGGTAATTTTTGCTGTGCCGCATATGTTTATAATTCATACAAAGGCGGAGTCGTTTGCGGTCAACCAGTATTTTGTGCAGTAACGTTATGTTTCTCCTATGGAACTTGCACAACATGCTCATCTTATAGCGAATGCTCTGGCTCATATTGTGCAGCTTATGGTTCATGTCAAACATGTGTTACATATGGACAATGCCAAACTTGTTCAGGATATTCAGAGCAATTTACTTGTACGGGATATACTTCTTGTACAGTATGTGGAGCATATAATCAGTGCCAGTACTGTAATGGATATTCCTATGGACCCAGCGCAGCATGTGGATGTGCCTCATCTTATACCTATAATTGCAACTGTGCAGACCAGCACAAAATAGAATTAATTAAAAAAGAAAATGGATCAGAAACAGTTGTATCTTCAACAAGTAATTCATCTTCGCAGATTGCTGGAATTAAAGTTATTACGGATGGCAATAACGTTACAGCGCAAGCCTATTCAGATACTAATTACTCTTCACAGATAGGATCAAATCTAACTGCTGTAAATACTGGACAAAAGTCAAAAGACCATGGTATAATTTCAAGAGCTTCAAATGCAAGCCAAGGATATACAATAGATGAATTTAGGGTAAATTAAATGAATAACAAACTCAGCTTTATTCAAAGCCTTAAAGACTATTTTAGAGATGTTAGTGTATATATAAAAACACATGCCAATAAGTATTTAAGAAACAATTTAAAAATAGGGTATAAGGTTCCAAAAGATCATGAGTTTATTCCAGATCAGTCTAAGCTAGGAATGCACCTTGCCATATTAGACCCAACATCTATGATAGTAGAAGACATTATGACAACAAACCCAAAGTTTGGTAATTTGCTTAAAATGGGACCAATTTTTATTGAAATTAATCATGAGCAAAAAAATAAATTAGATTTAAATTCAAAAAACTGGATATATAATGAAGACGAAAAAGATTTTTTTGAAATTAAAGAAATAGAGCCAGTGCCACTAGAGGAATGGAATAAAAATGGTTGATCCGTTTGAAAGGCCAGCTAGGCCATGGGACCTATATAATAAAAAAATAGGACGTGTAGATACATTAACGGCAGAACAAAGACTTGAGATTTGTAAAGGTTGTACTTTTTTTATAAAAACTACTAGCCAGTGCAAAAAATGTGGTTGCCTTATGACGGCAAAAACAAAGTTACCAAATGCAGAATGCCCTATTGGAAAATGGGGACAAACAAAAATAGAGGAGGAAATAATATGACAGTATATGAAGAGTGGTTAGCCACACAAAATGTTCCTGTTGCAATGCCACCAGAAAACATTAAAAAGCTGGCTTATGTTATTGATGGTAAAGTTGTTCAGACTTTAGCTACAGACGAAAGAATGTGGGCTATCATTTTGAGTAATCCAACAATTGTTGACATTACAGATATAACATTTCCAGATCGTGTAGAAGGCGAGCTTATTTCACAAGTAGCAATAGGCACCGACTGGGCATACGACGGAACAACATTTACACCACCAGCATAAGAGGATAAATGAAAAAAATTAAATTCGTAGCCTATCCAGATATGGTAGACATGCTTGAACCTTCTCCAATGAAAAATCACATACCTCAATGGTATAAAGATGGAGAAGTGTATGATGATAAAAAATCTGCAGGATTAAAAACATGTGTACCATTTCTTGATGTAATGCTGACTGGCTACGCCTTAACAACTATTGATGATTTAAAAATATCAAGAGAAGATGGCTTTGTTGTTATTGAAGATGGCAAAATAAAACAAGATGGTTCTTTTGAGCCTAATAAAAAAAGAACTTTGCATAACCATGCCCTTAAAGATAATCAAATTTTTAGCAGACTGGTAAATGAAAGAAAAGGTTCAAGTGGATCTACTATACCAAGACCACCTGGACATATGCAAAATCATTTTGTTTGGAGCGGAAAGTGGGGGTGGAAAGTTCCAAGAGGATATTCTGTACTTGTAACACATCCCTTTAATAGACTTGATCTACCATTTACAACACTGTCGGGAGTTATTGACAGCGATGGTTGGGTCCCATCTGGCAACATTCCGTTTTTTTTAAAAGAAGATTTTGAAGGGGTTATTCCAAAAGGAACTCCAATAGCTCAACTGCTTCCATACAAAAGAGATTCTTGGGTTATGAAAATTAGTAAAATACTTGAAGCTCGTTATACAGTTGACATTAAAAGCCACTCAAAAGGTTCTGACGGCTACTACAAAAAGAAGTATTGGAACCGCAAGAACTATAACTAATCAGGGGGTATAATATAATATATGGCAACCTCATTTCCAACCTCCAAGGATGACTTTGTAAATCCGCAATCTACGGATTCAGTACAAACCGTATCCCATGCTGCCCAACACGCTAATGCAAATGATGCCATTGAAGCCCTTGAGACAAAAGTTGGTGTTAATAATTCTACTGACCCAGCCTCTCTTGATTATAAAGTAAAACAGCTAGAGCTAAATTTTCTAGATGGCGAAGAGGTTCAAGATTTAGCGGCAGCCCTTTTAGACCATACTGATCACTCTAATATCAATGTCACATATAACGATATAGCAAATAAACTTGTTTTGTCTGTTTCGAATGCTCCATCTGCTGAATACACATCTGTACTAAAGCATACAGTACAAGCAGCAGAAGCACTTACAATAGGTCAGCCAGTATATGTAACGTCGTCAAATGGAACAAATATGCTTGTATCAAAAGCAAGCAACGATGGAGAGTCTACTTCATCAAAAACAATAGGTCTTATTGCACAAAATCTGTCTGCAGAAAACAACGGCTTTGTTATTACAGAAGGTTTGCTTGCAGGCCTAAATACAAATGGGGCGGCAGCTGGAGATCCAGTATGGCTTGGACCAACAGGAACATTATTATATGGATTGGCAAATAAACCTAAAGCTCCACAACATTTAGTTTTTATAGGTATAGTTACAAGAGTAAATGCAAATAATGGCGAAATTTTTGTTAAGGTTCAAAATGGATTTGAGATAGAAGAACTACACAATGTTTTAATTACAGCTCCTGCTACAGGCGAAGTTTTAATATATAACGCAACAACAGGCCTATGGACTAATACAAACACAATGGCTTCAAAGTCATATGTAGATACAGCAGTATCTGGACTAAGCAATACAGCATCTACAACATATATTCCTCTTTCTATTCTAGGAAATGCAGACGGAGTTGCAGAGCTTGATGAAAATGGCTTTGTTCCACAATCACAATTAGATATTGATGAAAGAGTCCAAGATGTAGCTGCAAAACTAATTACAGATGGAACCCATTACAACATAACTGTCTCATATAATGATACTAATGCTACATTAAGTTTAAGCGCAAACTATGACGATGAAGAGGTTATGGATGCAATTGCCACATCATTAACGGCGGGCAATGGAATAACAAAGACTTATGATGATGTTGCTAATACAATAACTCTAGCAGTAAATACATCTGTAATTGCTGATCAGGCATATGTAAATCAAAAGATTGCTGACTTAGTTGCTTCTGCTCCAGCAGTGTTGGATACATTAAAAGAAATTGCAGATGCTTTAGGAAATGATGCTAATTTTGCAACAACAATAACAACCGCCCTTGCCACGAAGTTAGATATAACTACTGCCGCAAGCACGTATTTGGCACTTGCTGATACAGATGAAAGAATTCAAGATGTCGTTGGTGGCATGGTTTCTGGTAACACAGAATCAACTGGACTTGCTGTAACATATGATGATCCAACAGGTAAATTAAACTTTGAAATAACTACTGCAAACCTTCCAGGATTTACTGAAGCGGCACAAGACTCAGTAGCTAGCTTATTTACACACGCAGGACACTCAAATGTAACAGCAACATATGACGATGTTGCCAATCGAATTAACCTAGCAGTAACTGCTCAATTAACACAAGAGCAAGCTCAAGACTATATTGCTCCATTGTTTACACACGGATTAAATCCTAATATTACAGCAACATATGATGACACAACAAATAATTTAATTTTAGAAACAATTATTCCTCCTTCAAAAGCAATTATGTCTGCATCTGCTCCAGCATCTCCAGCAGATGGAGCGTTTTGGTTTGATACAGATGAGTTTAGAAGCGGCACAACACGAGCATTAAAGGTATGGCAAGCATCAACATCATCTTGGCAATATGTCTCTTCAGATCTTTCTTTGTCTACAACAAATACATGGACATCTAAGAATACTTATACTAATGGTGTAATTATTGGATTAGACTCTCCGCCTGAGTCTCCAGTACACGGACAAATTTATTACAATAAGCCTCTAGACAAGCTAAAGGTTTGGGATGGACTTCTTTGGCAAGATATACAAGGCTCTGGCGGAGGGGGCGGCGGATTAACTCTAATTCCAACAGACGTAACTGCACCACCAAGCACATTCTTTGTTGGCTTGGTTGCACCACCAACGGGAGCAACAGCAAACGGAGATCTTTGGATTGATGTTGATGATATTGATACGCCGTTCAATCAGTTCTTTACTGGCGGTGTTGCACCAGATCCAGCTCAGTACGAATTTTGGGTTGATAATGTTGAACCAATTCAAGAATTAATCTATAGCGCAGATGAGCCAGGTACACCTTCTTACGAAGGAGAGCTATGGATTGACACAGATGAATTTGATGGGGCAATTGTAGAATTTGGAGCTACTCCCCCTAATCCAGATAATGTTCAATTATGGGTAGATATAAATGAAAATGAATCTCCAAGTTACTATAAAGATTTAACATTTACTAATTATGCAACAGTTGCAGATTTTCCACCCAATGCCCCAAATGGCTATGTTGCTTCAGACGCATCAAGTGGACTAGCGTATGTAAGAAGTCAAGGGCAGTGGCTAGCAATAGTAACCGCATCTAACATAAATAATATTATTTCTTCAAATTCAACAGTATTTGAAGATTTAAAAGCTCTAGCCTGGATGGGATTTGAATAAGCATTCTGGTATACTTTAGGATAGGAGGGTCATAAAATGTCATTAAAAAGATGGAATGGTAGCTCATGGGTTACCGTCGCTGGTTCAAGACCAGGACCCCAAGGTGCAACAGGACCTACAGGTTCTGCCGCAACTATTTCTGTAGGAACAGTCACAACTGTTTCAGCAGGAACTGCAGCATCAATTACAAATGGTGGAACAGCATCAGCAGCAATATTTAATTTTCAAATTCCAGCGGGACCAACTGGTGCAGCAGGTGCAGCGGGATCACAAGGTGTGGCGGGACAAAGAGGTTCTTATACATTTACAGGAATCAATAACCCAACATCACAAAATCCAGCAAGCAAGCTAGGACTAGACACATATTTAAACACGACAACTGGAGACTACTTCCAATATAATTCTACAAATACTACATGGGTACTTCAAGGAAACTTAAAGGGACCTGTAGGAACAGCTGGTGTACAAGGTATTACTGGCCCAACTGGAGCAACTGGTCCAGCTGGAGAAACAGCAGTACAAAATGTAATAACTGAACTTAATAGCTGGAAGGCAGACCAGATATTAAATCTTGGTGTATACTATCCAAAGTACGAGTTCTTAACAAATGTATCACAAAACAATGCAACACTTTTAGCAACAAGCATGATATTCTAGGAGACAAAAACTATGGCAAGAAAAATTTTAAACCTAACACAAATTGAGTTTGCACCACTAACAGGAACTCTAAAGCTTCCTCAGCTAATTCGTAGAGAAAAGCTTTTGTTAATTACTAACGTAACAGCAAACAAGATTGTTTATAATTTTGCAGACCCAGCACTCGGTCTCTACAGCCACACCCTAGATAATACTACAGATGCCGCACATGGATCTACAACACTTGTTTTAAAGTACAATACAGCAGACATGCTTCCAACAGACAGTTTCCAAATTGTTTACGATGAGAATAATGAAAGATTTGAACCAGCAGATTATATGGTTGATGCTGTAGGTAAACTTCGCACAGCAAACCCTAAATCTCTTATTGATACAGACTTTGAATACGGTATTCAGAACTCCAAGTGGGAAACACTTACAATGATTCAGAACTACCCAGGATTCTACGGAAGGTCGTCTGGAGGAAATGCATTAGATTTATTATCAGTAACAGGCGATAACGTAGCACCATTTTCAACAATTACAGTAACATGCAACTCGCCACACGGACTTTCTGCAGGAGATGTAATTTCTGTTCAAGAAACAACAACAGACTCAGCAGATGGAACATTTTTATGTACCCCAACAGGATCAACTACATTTACTTACACAGCAAAAGGAAGAGTAAATGGAAACATTATAGATGGAACATTAACATCTATTTATGGCGGAGGTATTTTTGATAACGCTCACATTATGGGTGGAGTTGTTGGAAACCTAGGAGCATTTGCTGCAGTATCAGACCAAGCAACTCCATCAAGAATTACAATTGTTTCACCAAAGCCACACGGACTTCTTCCAGGCACACCAATTCTTATTACACAAAAAGAAGGAAGCAACTTTTACGGAAGCTTCTTTATTGACACAGTAGATACACCAAACTCAATGTCATTTATGGCAGCAGGACAAATTAACAACCCAATTAATACAAATGATCAGGGTGTTTATGCAAAGCCTGAAGGTTATGTAAACCACAGACCACATGACGGTGGAGTTATTCTTTCTACAGGTAATAACGTCTGTGGAACACAAACAATGCGTCAAACACGTAGATACTTTAGATATCAGTCAGGTAAGTCAATTCAGTTCTCTACTGGAACAAAGTTTACCCCAACATTTCAGGCAGAATATATTGCTTCAACAGGTCTTGTTCCAGGATCTCAACAAATTACAGTAACAACAAATGCTTCTCACAATTTACAACCAGGAGCATATGTAAAGATTGACGGAGTTGAAGTTTCAGGTACATATAATCCGTTTAATGGAATTCACCTTGTGACATCAATTATTGATGCTACAACATTTAAGTACATAGTGGTATTTACAAATACACTATCAGCAATTGATCAAATTCCAGGCGGAGTAAATGTATTTGTTACAGCATATCAATGGAAGGGTGCATCAACAAGAGCTGGTTTATATTCTGAGCAAGATGGATTTTTCTTTGAGTATGACGGATCAGGAATCTTTGCATGTCGCCAATGGGCAACTAATACATTAAGAGGAAATATTGCGGTAACAAGATTTAATTCAACCGTAACAGGAACAGATACAATTTTTAGGAAACAACTTGTTTCAGGAGACAAGATTGTAATTCGTGGTCAAACCTACAGAGTTCTTCAAATTGCATCAGATACATCTATGACAATTGCTCCAGCGTATCGTGGTGCATCTCAATCAAGCGTTAAGGTTCGTAAGGTACAGATTATTAAGGTGCCTCAATCAGAGTGGAACTTAGATAAGTTTGACGGAACTGGCCCTTCAGGACACAAGTTTGATCCATCAAAGATGCAGATGACATACATTGATTATTCATGGTATGGAGCTGGAACAATTAGATATGGATTTAGAGGTCAAGGCGGTAAGATTACATGGTGTCATGAAATTTCAAATAACAACAATAATTTTGCAGCATATCAAAGATCAGGTAACTTGCCTGCAAGATATGAAGCTATTAATGAGCCAACAAAGTTTTCAAAGTTGGTAGCAGGTGGCACCGCAGTAAGAGGATCAAACCTTCTTCCACAAGATACAGTAATGTATGTTGATAACGTAGACTACTGGCCATCAGACGGTTATATTAGAATCCAAGATGAAAGCTATGTAGAGATTGCAAAGTACACATCTATTGGAGCATATAACCAAACAGCAAAGGGTTATGCTATGAATATTATTCGTAGACAACCTTATGTAACATATTATTCAGGTGCAGCCTATAGCTTAAATGGCACATATCAAGCTGCAACATTTAGACCAGACGCAACAATTCCTGGAGGCTCAGGATCTGCTCAGGTATCAGTTCAAGTTATTTCTCAAGAGTGTGCTCCTGTTATGAGCCACTGGGGATCTTCAGTAATTATGGACGGAGGCTTCGATGATGACGCTTCCTTCATCTTTACAGCTGGTATGCAGCGTTACTTGCAGGTCGGTGGTTCTGGATCTGTTTCAGCAACAATTGTTTCAAGAGTAAGAACATCTGGAGTTGCAACAATTACAACATCAGCACCTCACTCATTGCTTCCAGGATTTAATGCAACAATTTCGGGTGTAAACGATGTATCTACAATTACATATAAGAGATTGACTGCAAACGTAGCAGAACTTACAACTTCTGTTGCACATAGACATAGAAATGGACAAACTGTAGTTGTTACTGGAGTAGACAGCGTGTTTAATGGAACATGGACAATTACTGGTACAACTAGTACAACAATTTTGTTTAGTCGTGCATCGGTCAATATTCCATTCCAAGCAGTAGGTGCAGGTGCTACAGCAACTACATCAAGCTTCTATAACGGAACATTCCAAGTAAGCAATACAACTTCAAATACAATTTCATATGCACTTGCCCAAGTAGATGAAGCATCTTCAGCAGTTAGCCCTAATGGTGCTGTAGTGCAAACCTTTGGCGCTACCCAACAGGCACGTCCATTAATTTCCCTTAGAGTAGCACCTTCTGTTGATAACGGTACAGGACGTAACTTTGGTCTGCGTGAACTTTCAAATAACATGCAGCTAAAACTATACAGTATTAACTTGCTAGCACAGGGACAATTCCTTGTAGAAGGAATTTTGAATGCACAGTCTCTCAACGGAGTTAATATTCCAACTGCTTGGTCAGATTCAAGAGTAGGATCTGGATCACTTGCTCAAATTATCTATCATGATGGAACAGGAACAACTGGATCACCAGTTCTTTCTCCTACAAACACCGTTTCTGGTGGAGACCGTATCTTCGCTTTCTACACAGATAATGGTGGAGGTACAAACTACTCTGTAACACGTATTGACCTTTCAAAAGCAAGAGATCTAGGTAACTCTATTCTAAATGGAGACGGCAGCACAGCCGCACCAGGTTTCCCTAATGCCCCAGATATTCTTACAATTGTTGCTACGAATCTCGGTTCAGCACCAGCAAATATATCAGCAGTACTTGCATGGACGGAAGCGCAGGCCTAAAAAATGCCAGACTACTCATCCTTAAGTACTCAGATAACTCAGTTTAAAACAGCAGCTTCTGCTTTAATGACAAGTGATTCACTTGATGCGAATGAACTTCAATTAGTTGGAGCGGCATTAAATGCAATAGCTAATACTTTAGGCGTTGCAGATATCAATAACTCTGTTGTTGACGGAATTGCAACAATTAATACAGCTAAAGATGCAGCAATTACAGCATTTGCTGCTTCAACAAATGGTACAAGATTAACAGAAGCAGAATCAGATATATCTGTGCTTGAAGGAAAAGTTACAAACATTGAAGGCTTTGTTTCTACTAACGGTGCTCAATATACAACACTTCAATCAACAGTTTCTGCTCTTCAGACTTCATTATCAACAGTACCTTCCTCATGGAAGATAATTACATCTAACTATACAGCTTTAAATAATGAAAGAATATTTGTTAATGCTGGTGGAATTACAATTACACTTCCATTAAACCCAACACTAGGCTATCAAGTTCAATTAATTGATATGACTGGAGCGGCAGCAACAACAAATTGGACAGTTGGAAGAAACTCTCAACGGATCCAAGGACTTGCAGAAAATCTTGTAGTTAATATTAACGGAGCTAGAATGACATTAGTTTATTCAGATGCCGTGAGAGGATGGACACTAACCTAATGCCAAATTTTTCAGACGTATGGCTCCCAACACTTGGAGTAACAGCAGCATCTCTTAATCTTACACCAGCTTCGTTAGGTATTAAAACTGGTATTGATAATACCATGAGAGAAGTCACAGACGGAACTAGATATCCTTATCACATTCCGACAATTACTTCCACAACAAATAGAGCGCAAGGCTGGGCATACACCTGGTCATCTGGCGAAGCATGGACAACATACACAAACTATTTAACAAATAGCACACAGGCGGATTGTGAAAGAGCATTCTGGATGTCTCTCGGAACAAACAGCAGACAAAATACATTAAGCTATAGTTCAAACCAAGAAAACGGTGTAATTGAATATGCTAAAAACTCTGTAGTGGGAGGGGAAATAACTTATTCTCAATGGAATAACGGGTCTAACTATAACCCAATGAGATTCAGAACAATATTCTTAAGAAATTTTCACCCAACTCTTAATAAAACAATTACAATGTGGGGGCATTACTCAAATTATTGGTCATCAGGATATGAAGGATCAGGAGTAGCAATTGGAACACCATCTTATTCAAGCGGAAAACTTTATTCTACAGCAAACGGAATGTCATGGACTGTTCCAGTAAATAGAACAGGCGGAAACTCTTACTACACATGGTCATGGAACGTAACTATTCCAGCGTCATCATCTGTTGCTGTTACTCAAGCAAATAGTATGTACTACTGGCGTTCAAATAACGTTTACGACATTAATAAGTTTTATTCTTTAGAGCAAACGTTTGGAGACTACTGGATTCAACCAGACCTTAGATTAACTGAAGCAGCAGCAACTTATAATGATTTTAATAATGAATTCAACGTCATAAATTCATGGCGTATTTGGAACAGAGCAGCTTTATTGGGAGACAGATAATGTCATATTTTATTAAATTTTCAGAAGAAGGTTTTCAAGAAGAGTTTGTAAACTCAGAAGAATCCCCAGGCCTTGGATGGCACGAAGTTGATGAAATTGAAGGACTACTTTATCAATTAAAAAATAATATTCCAACTCCTATGACAGAGCAGGAATTGTCTGATTACAGAGATGGGCTAACCCTTCAAAGTACATTAAGATATGTTCGAGACGAAAGAGATCAAAGATTGATCAAGTCTGATTGGACACAGCTTTTAAATTCAAACTTGTCAGATGAAAAAAAGAATGAGTGGGAAACTTACAGGCAAGCACTCAGAGATATGCCAGACACAGTAACTGGGCCAGAAGTAGTGTGGCCAGAGGAGCCTACCTTATAATGTTATTATGCTATACTATACAAAGAGGTGATCAATAATGCCAGATTATGCAAGCTTAACAGCACAAGTCGATCTTTTTAAGACTAAGGTCGCAGCCCTTAGTGGATCTTCCCTGGGCGCACAAGAATTGGTTTATTTAGCAAAAGCTATTGAGTCAATGGGAAATCTTTTGGGAGTCAACGATGTTTTGGCAGCTACAAATACAAAACTTAATGACATCTCAACTGCAGTAACTGGTGCTGTAACAACAGTTGCCTCTGCAGGAAGCACACAAGTAGCAGCAGTAGCTGCAGCAGGAGCGACACAGGTAGCAGCTGTTGCAAATGAATTAAACAACTTTACAATTTATCAGAATATGGGAGTAATATAAAATGCCAACAACAGTTAGCTTACCAGCACGTTTTTATGCAGGAACACTTACAACTTCAGAAGTAGGAGTTTGGACTGTTCCAGCGGCAGAGACAGATGTAGTAACATCAATCACAGTACAAAATATTACGTTAGCAGCACAAACATTTAACGTAAAAATGGCAGGAACATTTTTGGCTTATCAGCTAAGTCTTCCACCACAAACATTTATGACATTAGACATTAAGCAAGTTCTTAACACAGCAGAAAGTATTCTTGTAACAGCATCAAATAACAATGCAATTACAATGTTTATATCTGGCGTAAAAATAACATCATCATAATTTAAGGGAGTAATAACATGTCAGAAGTTTCTAGCACCTCGCAGTCAACTTATTTGCCAGGCTTAACAACCACAATTACTGCTGCAGTAACACAAGGGTTACAGGCTGGTATTACCGCAGAAGCAATTGCTGCAGGTGGAGTATCTTCTATGTATCTACCATTAGAACAAAGAATTTATTCTTCCAGTAACTGGACAAGACCAGCCAATACTGGACCAGTTATTAAATTGGTTTTAGTTGGCGGAGGCGGCGGAGGCGGAGTTGCTGTTTCATGGGATAACGTTGGTTCAGGCGGAGGCGGAGCGGGACAACTAATTGAAAGATGGTTAGACGTTTCATCTATTCCAGTTGGCGGAACAATTGCAGTTGGAATTGGAGCGGGCGGACCAGCAATTGGCAGCACAAACGCAAACGGAAACAATGGCTCAAACTCAACATTTGGTGTAAACGGACAACCATTTTATTGCATAGCTTACGGAGGAGGCGGCGGAGGCCAAGCAAATAATCAAGGCAATAATGGAAACTCTGGTTCAATGGGTGCTGGCATGGGAAATGTTAACGGTGGAGGTTCAGGCGGAGGCGGAGGATCAATGGGTTGGTGGCAAAGAGGAGCTGGCGGAGGCGGAGGCGGAGCAGGCGGACCAGGATTCCAAGCAAGAACGCATGCTGGAAGTAATGGAACAGGATCACCAGGATACCCTGGAGGATTTGGTTTTGGGCCTGGAGCATCTGGCGGAGGTACAGGAACAAACCACAGCTGGACCACATGGACATTCGGCGGAGGAATGGGTGGACCAGGCATGTATGGAATTGCAGGCGGAGGCGGCGGAGGTCACGCAGGAGCAGGATCAGCAGGCGGAGGCGCAGGAGGTCATGGAACAGTAGACAATGCTGGTGGAGCAGGACGTGACGGAACTGGCTCAGGTGGCGGAGGAAATTGTACATCAAATGGTGTCGGTAATAAAGGAGGAAGCGGCGTAGCTATTATTACATACTACGTTAAGGCATAATTATGAGAGATTACGTATTTATTAATGAAGACGGAACAATTTATAACCTTTTAAACTTAAGAAGTGTTGAATCAATTCAAGAAAACGAAGATCTAAAAGATCTACTTTGGTTTGATTACACAGACTGGGATTACGATGATAAGCCAGCACCTTCCTGGACTTACAATAGAGAAACAGAAGAGTGGAATAAGGTTCTTCCATTTATAGCAAATGCTCCAGCAGAAGAGAACGTTGCTCCAGCAGATGCATTTACAACTGAACTTAAGCCATCTCCAAATGAAGCAGAGGGAGAATAATAATGGCAAGACACTGGGCTCTATTAATAGATAATGTAATTGGTAATGTTATTGTTTGTGATGAAGAAAGTTTTATTGCAAACCACCCAGACTTTGGACAACTTGAAAGAATGGAAATTACAGAGTATGATCCACAACCAGGGATTATGTGGAGATTAGAAGGAAATAAATTTATTGCTCCTGCTTCTGTAATTCCAACAAATCCAGAGGATAGACTAGAAGATTCAACATATGAAATCGAGGTAAAATAATAATGGCAACTTACGGAACTATTAATCAAATTTATGTACCAGGGCTAGACACAGAAATTAAAAACGTAACTCAAACATTGGCAACAGCAGTTGCTGTTCCTTTAATTGCTGCTAATTTATCAGGATTTTACAATGCATACAGCGTAGATATACTTTCTGGTGGGTCATGGACAAGACCTGCTAACTCAGCTCCAATGGTAGATGTAATTCTTGTTGGTGGCGGTGGAGGTGGGGGATGTACAAGCAGCTCAACAGGCCACGGTGGTGGTGGAGCAGGACAACTTTTAAGAAGAACTCTTAATATATCATCAGTACCAGTAGGAACTGGAATTTCAATTGGAATTGCAAGCGGTGGTACTTGTAATGCACAAGGCGGAAATTCAACATTTGGAACATCTGGCCAACCATTTTATATGGTAGCTTACGGTGGAGGTTCAACTCAAGGAGATGGACAATCTGGTTCATGCGGGCCAGGAGCAGATAATATTACAGGAATAGGTTCTGGTGGCGGAGGCCAAGGCGCATGGCAAACATCATGGGGCGGCTGAGGCGGCGGAGGCGGAGCAAACCAAGGTGGGCATAATGCTGACGTACGTTTTCAAAACAGCGGTGGCTATGCTGGATACCACGGAGGAACTAGATATCCTTCAGAAGGTTCTTCAAGCGGAGGCCAAGGCTGTGCACACGGAGACAGCGGTAGATATTCATTAGGTGGAAACGGTGGAGAAGGACTCTATGGAATTGCTGGAGGAGGCGGAGGTTCTGCAAGAGGAGTCGGTGGAGCAGGCGCATGCGGAGGTGGCAATGGTGGCGGAGAATACTACGGATCAACAGGTGCAAACGCTCAACCAAATACAGGTTCAGGTGGTGGCGCAGGACAAGGTAACACTGGCGGCTCAGGAATCTGTAAGATTACTTATTACGTAAAAGCTTAATAATTAAAGAAATAAAAGGAGAATAAAATGCCAGTATCAATGAGCCCACAAGCTGTTACACCATCTTTGTGGACATACACATACCTTCAGGCCCCAATTAATGGCCAAGGTTTTACATACTTTAACATCCCAGTTGAATTTTCTGATAAAGGAACAATCAACGCTGGAGGAACAGCTACATGCAATTTGTCAGAAGCTGGTGTATTTAAGATGATTGCAAACGGTAATATGACAGTAGCATTCACTGGCTTTCCATCAACAGCGAAAGCTGCTTTTTGGCAAGTTGAGATTAAGGCTGGCGGTTCATATACAATTACATGGCCAGGAGTTGTTAAGTGGGATGGTGGCGGAGCTGCAAACGTAGCACCACTTCTATCTACAAATACAACACTTTTGAACTTCTACACAAAAGACGGTGGAACAACCGTTTACGGCGGATACGCATTCGCTGATCTATTTATTTAATAATTAAAAGGGGAACCCATGTACGCAATAGTCAAGGATAACGAAGTCATCAATGTTGGTGAAATAACAGTATTATTTCCTAATACTTCATTTCCTTCTAGCGGCGACTATGGGGACTTTATAAAAGAAAACGACCTATATCCAGTAGTTACAGATTTAGACTATGACTCAAATACTGAAAAATTAGTTCCATGCACACCATACATTAGAAGCAAAAAAGTTTATAATGTTGAAGTGCAACCTATATCTGAAGATGATCAAAAAGATATTTTGCTGGCGCATATTGATTTTGAATTAATATCTACAGAAGGACTTGAAACTAAGTCAGATTTATCTGCAAAAGATAAAGAAGCGTGGGTAAAGTATAGAGAAAAGCTTAATCTATTAAAAGAATATTCAAATGTATCAGAGATTACATGGCCAGAGAAGCCTGTGGTTTATGGTGGAACAGAGGAAAACTAATTGCTACCTAACCAGCGTTCAAATTTTCGTAGAGCTAGATTTACAACATTAGGCTTAAGACTGCATCTAGACGCAGCACTTCCTGGCACAGTAATTAGAGATGGATCTAATTTTGTTCAGGCATGGAATGATAAATCAGGCGCACAACGCCACATGGTTCAAGCAACTCAAGCAAATAAGCCTCTCTTTCAGGCAACTGGATTAGGCGGCTTAGGAGCTCTTCAATTTGATGGCACAGATGATTTTATGACATTCTCAGATCAAACCCTGGCATATATTGCTGGAAGATCATTTACTATTATTTATGTAGCTTCAAAACCAGCAAACGCTAATACATGGTTATTTGGTGGAACTAACACAGGCACAAGAACAAATCTTTTTGCAGGAAATTTAACAAGTAATACACACAGGGTTGGATTCTATAATGACGACCAAGGTTCTATTGTTACCGCAGCAGCATCAGGCACAACAGAAATTTATACAATTGTTTTTGACTCATCAAATAATCAAAGAATTGTAAGAAGAAATAGAGTTGAAGTTTCACGTGCAGTAACAGGTGGACCAGTAGCTTCAATGACTGGACAAGCAATTGGCAGATATGTTTCATCTTTTGGCAATTTTAAAATTGGAGAATTCTTAATTTACGATAGAGCTTTGCAGTTTGCAGAATATGAAACTGTTGAAAAAGATCTAATATCTAAGTGGTCTATAGTCTAAGGGGGATTTAAAGTATGTCATATGCTCCAATTAGATTTGCAGGGCCAACATTAATCCCAGCATCACCAGCTAAAATATACACAGCTGTATCAACTATAATTATTAAAGAGTTTACGGTAACTAATTTTAGTGGCTCTACACTGCCATTTAGCATATTCTTGCTAGGTGAAAATGGAGACCAGGTCCTTAACCTATACAACGTAAATAGATCAAGTTTAGACCAATATACCCTTTATGGAAATGTCAATGTTCAAAATAATACAACTCTTAAACTAGAGCATTCATTAATTTTAAATGCTGGAGAATCAATTGCAGCAGTTACAACAACACCAAATTGTTATTCTTTAACAATATCTGGAGTAGATCTTTCAGGAACTCTTTCAGGAGGAGGAACTGGCGGAGGAACTACTGGAGCATCAGGAGCTGGATATTCAGATGTAACATCAATAACAACAAATCCAGTCACCACAGGATCAAAAGTATTTTATGTAAATAATAGCGGTGCATATACAGCAGGACAGCGTGTTCGTGTTATTAATCCTCTTGCTTTAACAACATATGTTGAAGGAATTATTACACAGGTTGTAAAAAATGTAAGTATAACTGTTGCAGTAGATGCAAAAAATGGAACAGGAACTTATTCTGATTGGGTGTTTGCTGTAACTGGAAATCCAGGAACATCTGGCACGTCTGGCACAAATGGAGCAGTAGGACCAACAGGTGCGACAGGCTCAGCAGGCGCAACAGGCGCAACAGGTGCAACAGGTGCACAAGGACAAGGATTAAGGCTTGAAACCGTAGTAGCACAGGTATCTGATTTACCAGTAAATGCAGCACTAGGTGCAGCGTATATTATTTCTTCAACACAAGAAATATATATTTATAATGGAACCGCATGGCAAAATGGTGGAACATACAAAGGACCTACAGGCTCAACAGGTGCAACAGGACCTACGGGCTCAACAGGTTCAACAGGCGCAACAGGTGCAGCGGGTAGATCAATTAATATTAAAGGAACAAAATCTACAGTTTCTGCTCTCCCAGCATCTGGAAACACATCGGGTGATTCATGGATTGTTTTAGCGGATTTACATTTGTATGTTTGGGATGGAACAACCTGGTTAGATGCAGGACAATTTCAAGGTCCGACTGGAGCAACTGGTCCAGCAACTATTTCAATAGGAACAATAACATCAACAGGACCAACTGGAACACCATCTGTAACAAATTCAGGAACTAGCAGTGTCGGAGTGTTTGATTTTGTTCTACAACAGGGACCACTAGGTCCTACAGGCCCAACAGGAAATCCAGCAACAGTTTCAATAGGAACAGTAACATCAACAGGACCAACAGGTAATGCATTAGTTGGAAATAGTGGAACTAGCGGCGCAGCAATTTTAGATTTTACTCTTAAGCAAGGCCCTACAGGTGCAACAGGACCAGCAGGCCCAACAACTATTACACTAGGAACAGTAACTGGCACAGGGCCATTAGGAGTTCCATCTATAACTAATTCAGGAACTAATACAGATTTAGTTTTAAATTTTGTTTTAACACAAGGCGCAACAGGCGCAACAGGCGCAACAGGCGCTACTGGAGCAGCAAGCACAGTAGCAGGCCCTACAGGCCCAACAGGATTAAGCATAACAGGCGCAACAGGACCAACAGGAGCCGATGGAACATCTGTAAGAATATTAGGCTCATATCCAACAGAAGCAGCACTTATAGCAGCACGTCCATCAGGATCTCTGGGTGATGGGTATTTGGTAGTTGGACAGTTATACGTATGGACTGGAACAAGCTGGACAAATGTAGGAAGCATTCAAGGCCCTACAGGTCCAACAGGGTCAGTAGGCGCAACAGGACCAACAGGCGTAGCAGGAGCAACAGGACCTACTGGTGCAAACGGATCTAGTATACAAGGCGCAACAGGACCAACAGGCGCAGCAGGAGCAACAGGACCAGCAGGCGCAACAGGTGCAACAGGCGCAACAGGTGCAGGACTTCAAGGCCCTACGGGACCAACAGGAGCAACGGGACCTTCGGGGGGTCCTACAGGTCCTACAGGAATAAGCATAGTTCAAAATTTTCAAGTAACAAATTTAGGCACAGGAGCTTACACTGTTGACGGAACAAATAATAAATCTTTAACTTTAGTAAGAGGACAAACTTATTTCTTTACTGTAAACGCTTCAGGTCACCCGTTCTGGATTAAAACTTCACAAACTACAGGTATTACAGATGCCTATAATACTGGTGTTACAAATAATGGAGATGATGTCGGTGGAATTACATTTACTGTTGACGCAACCGCTCCTTCTACGCTATACTATATTTGTCAGTTCCATGCTCCTATGACAGGTGTCATCACCATAATTGGCTAAATAAAAGTCGGAGACTAATGAAAATAGCAGTATATACAGTTGCTTTAAATGAAGAGCAATTTGTTAAGCGTTGGTATGAATCTGCACAAGATGCGGATTATTTATTAATTGCAGATACAGGATCAACCGATAAAACAAAAGAAATAGCATCACATTTAGGTATAGAAGTTCACTCTATATCTGTGGCCCCCTGGCGATTTGATGATGCTAGAAATGCAGCTCTTGCATTAATTCCATCAGATATAGACTACTGTATATCTTTAGATATGGATGAGGTTTTATCAGAAGGTTGGAGGGAAGAATTAGAAAAACTTCCTTCTACAGTAACAAGACCAATACATAGACTAGTTACTTCATTTGATGCAAATGGGAATCCAGGTGTTGAATTTGATGCATTAAGAATTCATTCAAGACACGGACATAGATGGAAATATCCAATTCATGAATCTGTTGCATTTTATGGAATAGAAGAAGTAAGACAAAATGTAGATATTAAAATTTACCATCATCCAGACAATAACAAATCTAGAGGACAGTATCTTCCTTTATTGCAAATGGCAGCACAGGAAGATCCAACAAGCGACAGATGTGCACATTATTATGCAAGAGAACTATTTTATTACGCCAGATATAAAGAGTCTGCAGATGAATTTAAAAGACACTTATCGCTACCCTCAGCTTTCTGGAAACCAGAAAGATGCGAGTCTATGAGATATATTGCAAAGTGTGAGCCAGAAAACAAAGAGTATTGGTTAAGACTTGCTATTGCAGAATGCCCAGAAAGAAGAGAGCCTTTTGTAGATCTAGCTCAACATTTTTACGAGATATCGGACTGGCACAAGGTAAAAGAATATGCATCGCTAGCCTTAGATATAAAAGAAAAGTTTTTAGGATATTTTTGTGAATCAGAGGCCTGGGGCTGGAAGCCACATGATTTACTTGCCCTAGCTAACTATAATTTAGGCAATTATGAAGAGGCTTCAAAGCAAGGTGAAATAGCTATTTCTTTATGTGACGATCAAAGATTGCATGATAACTTAGGCTTTTATCATGCCGCTCAGAACCGTGAAAGTGGTATAATTTAAAAATGCCTAGTAATTTAACTCCTAAGAATTTCAGATATCCAACACTGGATATGTCTCCTGACATTCCTAGAGACTTAGGTTATCTAGCACAAGACATAGATGATTATCTTACAGCCCACCCAGGTGCTACAGGCCCAACAGGCCCTACAGGTGCAACAGGTGCAGCAAGCACAGTAGCAGGCCCAACGGGCACAGCAGGAGCAACAGGCCCGACAGGCCCAACAGGATCTACAGGCGCAACTGGAGCTAATAGCACAGTAGCGGGTCCTACGGGTCCTACAGGCTCTACAGGAGCAACAGGAGCAACAGGAGGAACTGGAGCTACAGGAACTGCAGTAACAATATTAGGATCTTATAATAGCTTATCTGCATTGGAATCCGCACATCCAACTGGTATTTCTGGAGATGGATATTTAATTAATGGAGATCTTATTGTTTGGTCTGCAGTAAGCTCATCTTGGGAAAACGTTGGAAACATTCAAGGTCCACAAGGTATAACAGGGCCTATAGGTCCTACAGGCGTAACAGGACCAACAGGCGCAACAGGCGCAGACAGCACAGTAGTAGGCCCAACGGGTTCTACAGGCCCAACGGGCGCAACAGGCGCTACAGGCGCAGACAGCACAGTAGCGGGCCCTACAGGTGCAACAGGAGCTACAGGAGCTACGGGATCTCAAGGCGTATCAATAACATTAAAAGCAAGTGCAGCAACATTTGCAGCTTTGCCATCATCTGCAAACTCAGTTAACGATGCAAGAATAGTAGATGCTGATGGAGACCTTTATATTTGGGACGGCTCTACATGGATGTCTGCTGGACAAATAGTTGGTCCTACAGGAGCAACGGGTGCTACGGGCGCAACAGGCGCTACAGGCGCAGACAGCACAGTGGCAGGCCCAACGGGCGCAACAGGCGCTACAGGTGCTACAGGAACTAATGGAACAAATGGTGCAACAGGAGCTACAGGTGCAACAGGAGCTACAGGAGCTACAGGTGCTACAGGCGCAACACCTACCATTCCAAACTCATCTATTACTAATGCTCAACTTGTAAATTCATCTATTACAGTAAATGGCTCTGCTGTTTCCTTGGGCGGAAGCGTAAGTGTTGCTTCTACAGCCTACTCAAATGGTACTAATACTGCAAACTCAAATAAAATATTTTATAATAATACTGGGACTCCACCTGCTGGAACTGCCGCTGGCGATTTATATATTTACTACTAGGAGCGCAAATGAGTATAAGAGCATATGCCAATGACGCCTGGTATAATCAAAGATCATTAAAAATTTATAATGGATCAGCATGGTCTTCAGCAAGACAAGGATGGATATATAACGGATCCTCCTGGATTTTATATTATCCAGAGTTCCCACAAAATTCAATAGGCCCCTCTATAACAGTTAATTCTGGTTTAAGTGGAAGACTAGGATGTATCTATCAAGTGTCAACTGGAACATGGAATTCAGATGACGCTTATATTCCAACATCATATTCTTATCAATGGACAAGAAGCGGAGTTGATATACCAGGCGCAACAGGTAATCTATATCAAACAACAGTATCTGATATTGATAAGATTATAGGAGTAAAGGTTTTTGCTTCAAATAATAGAGGAACAACACCGCTAAATTTAACTACAGGAACATTAATACTTCCAGTGCTTTCTTCTGTTTCAAGTTCCGATGCAACAGTTACCCCTACAGCACCAGGTTCAGTTACTGTTAACGTATCAAATTTAACATATTCTGGTAGTTGGACTGCAGGATCTAGTGCAACATCTTATGATGGATATACAACAAACGGATCTGTAACAATAAACCCAGGCTCTCAAACATTCACATCTGGAAGTGGAACTGCGGGCAGTGTTGCTGTTTTTATTAGATCAATAAACACAAACTACATACACTCCGCATCATGGTCAGCAGCTTCTGGAGCTTCATCTTATGATATATACATAAATGGAAGCTACACTACAAACACAACAAGCACCTCTTATTCTTATAACCCAGGAAATACAAATACAAACACTATTACTGTTTATCCAAAAACATCAGGTGGATCACAGGGCTACGGAGCATCTGGCACTGGAATATCTTGTACAACAAAATATTCTGGATATACTGGTGGAGCTGGAACGCTAGTTCAACCAGCCCCAGTTGCTGGTTCTGTAAGCTGGACAGCAAGTTCAGTTACGCAAGGGTCTACAATTACCGCACAGGTTTCTGGTTTTACAAATTCTCCAACATCTTATGATTTTAGAATTATTCGTGGAACGGCAAACGTTATATTTAGTGAAACAACAGTTGCAAGTAACACAACAGGGGCAAATCTTTCATACACAATTCCATCAAGTGATGCAGGATTTTATTACAAAGCTTTTGCAGACGCAACAAATGGCGGAGGAACTTCAAGTAGAGTTTCATCAAATGAAATTGGCCCAGTTCCATATATAACACCAACTGTTAATTCAATAGGATATATTATTTTTGATAGAAGAAACGCTAGCTCTCAAATAAACTGGGGATGGGATAACGTATCGGCATCTGGAGACTATAATGGGAATGTTAACTATGAATGGATCATCAGAACAGTAAACTCAACTTCAGGAGGATCAACAACAGCTTCTGGAACAAAAACATATACAACGTCAACTAGAAATGTTTATGACAGCTCCCTCGGATTTAACACCGCTTGGAACTATAGAGTTGGAACCATAGACGGGGATTTAACCTTTACAACATCTGCAAGATACCTAAGAGTTAGAGGATACGTTACTGGAAAAGACGGGTTGACTTACTATGGACCTTGGAGTGGTTGGGTATAATGATTACTGTCAACGATAAGGCTAGAATAATACAAGATCAAATTAATTTTATAAATGGTAGAATAGATAAGATAAATGCTGTTATTTCTCTCCCCGTAGGGGAAGACGAGGGCCAAGTAACAATCTCGGCTATAGAATATTATGGTATACAAAAATCAGAATTAATGTTGCAAATTGAGGCACTACTCAATTTAAAAGCTTCATTAAATTAACAAGGAGGATAAAATGGCAACATATACAATACTAACAGATGATGAAAAAGCTGCAATCAAGCAATCTGAAATTAGAAACCTAGAGTACGCAATGTATTCATTAGAGGTACAGCTTATTGCAGAAAATGCAAAAGCAGAGCCTGTTTCAGAAACAGTAGCAGCACTTAATGCAGCAATTGCTGAAAAGCAAACACAAATAGCAGCACTTTAATAATATGATTGGGGGTTAAATAATGTCTTACTACAGAACAGTACTGGCAGACTTCCCCCTTTCATATTATACTTTGGATGAAGTAAAGTCTGGCACAATAGATTATTATAACCAGTTAATTTCTTCATACCCTACATATCAAGCAGTAAGAGATGCATTTACTTCATATGAATCCATATCTGGACAAGCGGTATTAGATTATTCAGGTAACAATAATAATGGAGCTGTTTCTGGAATATCTGGATCCAAAATAATGCCACTTGTAGCAGGCGGAATATACGGAACATTAATTTCTAATGAAACAACTATTTTCTACGATACGCCAGGACTTGCAAATAAATACTATTCAGACAACCCATTTTCAATAGAAGCATGGGTAAAACTACCAAATGCAAGTAGTTCTGCTGTACCAATAGTTGCAGACACAGATTCCGAAATTGGCATATACTATCAAAATGGAGATGTTGTATTTAAGGTTTATTCTAATATATTAAGATATAAAGCTTCAAATAATAAAGCAATGCATATAGTAGCATCCTATAATAAAAATTCTCTGTCTCTTTATTTTAATGGTTTAATGGTTGCATCAAGACAATTAAACAATGTATTATTTACAAACACAAGCACTGCATTTATTACTGGCCCTGCCCCAACAAATAATTATTTTGTTATAGATTCTGTTGCTTTTTATAGATACAATTTGTCTAATTCAAAAATAGCATTGCATTACCAGCAAGGAATAAAAGAACTAGATTACTCGCAGATAGTTTACCCAGACGGCGGATATTTGTTTAGTTTAAATCATTCAAAAATTCGTCCCGTTGCAAGATACTACTACCCAGGCACAAAAACATGGGATCAGATTGCAGATGAAAATGTTGTAGTTTCAACAAGTGGAGATTACATAACTTTCCTAGAGACATCTGAGGCAGCAACAAAAACTTTTACATTTACTGAAACAATAATTATACCTTCATCTCTAGACGTTACCAGTTCACAAATATCATGGGATGATGATGTTGAAAACATTGTTGTTCAAGTAAGTAGAGATAACATAACATGGCAAGCATGTAAGAATAATAGCCCAGTTCCATATTTTAATAAAAATGACGGCATAACCAGCGGACTGCTTTATTTAAAAGTCACAATGTCTTCATCTAACACATCTACAGATTTGCCTATTTTTAGATCCCTGTCACTAGACTTTTTTTCAAACCTTGATTTCTATGCAGATAACTCAAGCGACAAAATATATTCAGATAAAGACTATTCTCTATCAAGGTATAACCACCCAATTATTTCCTATAACGACTACAATGGTTTAAGAATGCTTGATGGCGGAGGAATTAACTTAGATTCAGCAAACCCTTACAGAACTGTAGAAATGATATTTACCCCAGTATCTGGACAGAATGTTCTTTATTCAAGTAATACAAAAATATTTGAATGGAATTCTTTGGGATCCATTACAAAGTCTGGGATATCTGCAATATATGTTAATGGAGTAGATCACACCTCTTCTACAAATATATCCTCATTTTTAACAAATGGAATGCCCCACCACATTATTCTTGTGCTTAATTCACAGGCAACAAGCAATACCAGGTTTAATTATAACCAAGACGGGTCAAAATCAGGCGGAGCAAATGTATATAGCAATATAGCAATATACCCAGAGGCTTTAAATTCATCACAGGCTACCGTTCATTATCAGCTTTATACTAGGCAGTATGTACTTTCTGTTTCAGATACCTCTTTTTCTATATCGGAATCTGTCCTAGGAAATGACTCAACGGCCTATTTAATTAACAATACTGAATATCAGTCTGCCAATATTTAGCTTTTTTGTCACACTGCTTGACAAAAAGCTGGACTTGAGTAGACAATAATGGTAAAATAAAGACCTATGGATATTAATAACACTAAATACAAAATCCTTGACGAAGAAAGCACATTAGGCATATACGTCTGGGAAATGCCTGACGGCAGATGGATTGGAGACGACGATGGGAATTTTCTTTCAGTCACGTCAAAAAAAGGCAATAGATCCAGAATCGATGCTTTGGCTAGAGAAGTTCGCACATTCGGTATATATGAAGGCGGGCCTAAATTTCTTTCTGCAAGAAGAAAAATTGATGACGAAGAATTTGAATATCAAAAACAAAGACTTAACTGGGGACTAATTCCAGACCCTATGGATATTGGAAACTATAAAGATGAAATGAAAAAGATGGGTGGCATGAAATGATTGAGTTTCAAGAAGAAGACGGTAACACCATTGATATATCAAATACAGCAGATTGGTTTTCTTTCAAAAAAGAACAGCCAACAAATGACCCATTTGCTATAAGCGGAGACGACCTAAGAAAAGTAAGAGGTCTTGGACCAGCATTTAAAAGAAAAATTAATAGAGAGTTTTCAAAAGCATTTACAGGTATTGAAGGTGTTGGAACACAACAAAATCTTCTTGCACAGGCTATCAGTGGATATGCCATGTTTGATCTTATTGAGCCCCCATACAATCAAGAATATCTTTCTAAAATTTATGAAGTTTCAACATATAACTATGCAGCAATCAATGCAAAGGTTGCAAATATTGTAGGGCTGGGCTACGATTTTGTTGAAACAAAAAAGACAAATGATGCGTTTGATTCTATAACAGATGAAAAGCAATTAGAGCGAGCCCGCAAAAAGCTAAACAAATTGCGTCAAGATTTACATGCCTGGTTAGATACTACAAACGAAGAAGATACTTTTACTCAAACCTTAATAAAGGTGTACACAGATTTAGAAGCAACAGGTAACGGTTATATTGAAGTTGGTAGAACCACTGGCGGAAACATTGGATACATAGGACATATACCAGCAAAGACAATGCGTGTACGCAGGCTTAGAGATGGCTTTGTTCAATTGCTATATGGTAAGGCCGTGTTCTTCAATAACTTTGGAGACTCAGAAACAGAAAATCCTATTGCAGGACAAGAAGATAGACCAAATGAAATTATTCATTTAAAAAAGTATACCCCCATGAACAACTATTATGGAATACCAGACATTGTTGCAGCACAGGTTGCCCTAGTTGGAAACGAATTTTCTGGAAAATATAACCTTGACTATTTTGAAAACAAGGCGGTTCCAAGATATATTATTACAGTAAAAGGGGCCAAGCTTTCTCCAGAATCAGAAAGAAAATTGCTAGAGTTTTTTCAGGTTGGATTAAAAGGGAAAAATCATAGATCTCTTTACGTCCCACTTCCTTCAGATACTCCAGACTCAAAGGTTGAATTTAAAATGGAACCGATTGAAGCGGGCAATCAAGAAGGGTCGTTTGAAAAGTATCGTAAATCAAATAGAGACGAAATCCTACTAGCTCACCGTGTACCAATTAATAAAATTGGCACCCCAGAAGGAGTAAACTTGGCAGTTGCTCGTGATGCAGATAAGACATTTAAAGAACAGGTTTGCCGACCAGCCCAAATGATTTTAGAGAAGAAAATTAACAATATTTTTGACGAAAAGACAGATGCGCTAGTATTAAAATTTAACGAATTAACATTAACAGACGAAGATACTCAGTCTAAAATTGATGAGCGTTATTTAAGAATGCAGGTAATAACACCTAATGAAGTTAGAATTAGAAAGGGTATGATTCCAATTGATGGGGGAGATAAGGTTGTAGACCTTCAAGCCCAAGCAGCAGAAATCAGAGCCCAAGCTGGAAATACCAGACAAAGGTCACAAGATCGTCAAGCAACTTCCCCAGACGTTTCAGGAGAAGGCAGAAATGCAAAGGGCGATGGAAGACAAGTTGAGTAAACCTGCTCAACCACTATTTGCCTTTTTATATATAAGTCGCTAAAATTAAGCATATGAATATTGAAAAGTCTTTGTGGTCCAGTCATGGCGACAACATCAGTCTATCGGTTCCCTTTACTAAGGTTAACCGTGAAAAAAGAACGGTGTCTGGATTTGCTACATTAGACAATGTAGATCAAACAGGCGACGTTGTTACAGCAGAAGCAAGCTTAAAAGCATTTGAAGGTTTTAGAGGAAATCTTCGTGAAATGCATAACTCAACAGCAGTTGGGAAAGTTGTTTCATTTAAGCCAGAAACATACTATGATCCAAAATCAAAAGAATTTTACAACGGTGTCTATGTAGATGCTTACATCTCAAAGGGCGCACAAGACACATGGGAAAAAGTTTTAGACGGAACTCTTTCTGGATTTTCAATTGGCGGAAAGATTAATGAGTCAGACAATGAAGTTAATAAAGCAAATGGCAAGACAGTAAGATTTATTAAAGATTATGATTTAATTGAACTATCAATTGTTGATTCTCCAGCAAATGAACTTTGCAACGTGTTGTCTATTCAAAAGGTAAATGGTCAATTAATATTTAAAGGAATTGCAACTGAAGTTGTAACAGAAAACATTTTTTATTGCGAAGAAAGCAATTCTGTTTTTATCTCAACAGAAAAAACATATGACTCGCCAGTATCTGGAAAGCCAGCACAACTAATTGGTTGGGTTGAAAGTTCAGATGTTAATAAGTCAAAAGAGATTGATAAGATTCTTGATGCATATAAGCATTCAAGATTTACGTTGCCTGATACACAAATAGCAAAACAGGCAAACGCAGAAGGAGGTAATGAAGTGTCAGAAAATACAGAAAACGTAGTTGTTGAAGATGCAGCTGTTGAAGCAGCACCAGAAGCAACCGTAGAAGAGACAGCAGAAGTTGCAGCAGATGCAGCACCTGCAGTCGAAGATGCTCCTGCAGAAGATGCAGTTGCAGAAGACACAACTGCCGAGACTCTGGAAAAAGCAGCCGACGTATCAGAAGATAAGGTTGATGAACCTGATTTTGCAAAGATGTTAGGCGATCTAAAAGGCTTTTTTTCAGAAACTCTAAACAAGGCATCAGAAGTTAATGCAGCACAAGTAACAACAATCCAAGAGACTGTTGAGGCTTTCAGCAAGAGCGTAGATGCTAGAATTTCAGAGTTGGCAGAACAACACACAGTGCTTTCAAGCGCTGTAAATGATATCAAGAGCACGATTGATGGTGTACAAAAGCGTGTCGATGCAGTAGAGTCCGAGACTGCAATTAAGAAGTCTTCTGATCTTGGCCGATCAGAGGAAGTAACAATCAAGAAATCTAAATGGAACGGTTCTTTCCTCGGTTCCGTGAACGAAATATTTAACTAAGGTAGGTGAAATAATATGAGCAATGAACTATTAGAAAAAGCAGCCGCAGCTGGTGCAACAGTATCAACTGGATTTGGCTCAACAACTGGTGGAACAGGAGTACACAGAGCTTCCGAAAACGGAAACGGTGGACTACTTAACCCAGAACAATCTGCTCGCTTCCTAGACTATATGTTCGACGCAACCGTAATCGGTAAGGTTGCCCGTACAGTTAGACTTAAGGCAGACACAGCAGAGATTGACCGCATGTCAATCGGCGAGAAGCTTATGCGTCTCGCATCAGAAGGAGAAAACACTGGTGAAAACAGTGCAGTAACTTTCTCAAAGATCTCTTTGACAACAAAGAAGCTTCGTATGGACTGGGAGCTTTCAACAGAGTCTCTAGAAGACAACATTGAAGGTGCAGACCTAGAAGATCACATTGCCCGCTTGATGGCAACACAAGCAGGAAATGACATCGAAGATGTTATCCTTAAAGGAAACACATCCCTAACAGGAGACGCACTTTACAAGTCATTTGATGGCGTTGTAAAGAAGGCAAAGGCATCAGGACGTGTCGTAGACGCAAACGGTGCTGGAGTTTCTCGTGAAGTATTCAACAAGGCACTTAAGGCTATGCCACGTAAGTACAAGCAACGTCGTGGAGACCTTCGCTTCCTTGCTGGATCAAACTTGATTCAGGA